AATGTAAGTCAGATCCTGTTTATTTTGCTAAAAATTATATAAAAATTGTTTCTTTGGATGAAGGATTAACTCAATTTTCTCCTTATGATTTCCAAGAAAAGTTAATCAATAATTTTCATGGAAATAGATTTAATATATGTAAGATGCCACGACAGACTGGTAAATCTACCACTGTTGTTGCTTATCTTTTACATTATGCAGTATTCAATGATAGTATTAATATAGGTATTCTAGCAAACAAAGCTGCAACTGCTAGAGAACTTTTAGGTAGATTGCAAACTGCTTATGAAAATTTACCACGTTGGATGCAGCAAGGAATTATATCTTGGAATAAAGGTTCATTAGAATTAGAAAATGGATCAAAAATATTAGCAGCATCTACATCTGCTAGTGCGGTTCGTGGTATGTCATTTAATATACTATTCCTCGATGAATTTGCTTTCGTTCCAAATCATGTTGCTGATTCATTCTTTGCATCTGTTTATCCAACCATTACTTCTGGTAAAAATACAAAAGTAATTATTGTATCTACTCCTCACGGTATGAACCATTTCTACCGTATGTGGCATGATGCTGAACGTAGTAAAAATGAATATATTCCTACAGAAGTACATTGGAGTGATGTTCCTGGTAGAGATCAGGTATGGAAGGAACAAACAATTGCTAACACCTCAGAGCAACAATTTAAAGTTGAATTTGAATGTGAATTTTTAGGTTCTGTTAATACGTTAATTAATCCAGCAAAACTTAGAAATCTTGTATATGAGGAACCATTAAAGAGAAATGCTGGTCTTGATATATACGAAACTCCAAAAGAAGAGCATAATTACATAATTAGTGTTGATGTAGCACGTGGTTTAGGTAATGATTATTCTGCATTTATTGTTTTCGATACTACAGAGTTTCCATATAGAGTAGTTGCAAAATATAGGAATAATGAAATTAAACCAATGCTTTTTCCAAATATAATTTTGGATGTTGCTAAAGGATATAATAATGCTTACTTAATAATAGAAGTTAATGATATTGGAGATCAGGTTGCAAGTATTCTTCAGTATGATCTTGAATATGAAAATCTCCTAATGGCTTCTATGAGGGGAAGGAATGGTCAAATAGTTGGACAGGGATTTTCTGGTAAGAAAACACAACTTGGTGTAAGAATGACAGCAGCAGTTAAAAAATTAGGTTGCTCTAATCTTAAAACGATGCTTGAGGATGATAAATTACTTACTGTAGATTATGATATTATTTCAGAATTAACTACCTTTGCACAAAAACATAATTCATTTGAAGCAGAAGAAGGTTGTAATGATGACTTAGCAATGTGTCTTGTTATATTTGCATGGTTAGCCCAACAAGATTATTTTAAAGAAATGACGGATAATGATGTCCGTAAAAGAATTTATGAAGAACAAAAGAATCAGATAGAACAGGATATGGCACCGTTTGGATTTATTTCAGATGGATTTGAAGACATGGATAGTTTTGTAGATAATGAAGGTGATAGATGGAATGTTGATGAATATGGGGATAGATCTTATATGTGGGACTATATGTAAAAAGGCAAACTAATAAATATTTCTAGAATAAAATTAGGATTGCGAGGGGAATCAAGATGCCGCTAAATTTAGCATCTCCTGGAGTTGTAGTAAGGGAAGTCGATTTAACAGCAGGAAGAATCGATCCTACCTCTGATAGTGTGGGAGGAATAGTAGCACCTTTTGCTAAAGGTCCCGTTGAGATACCAACAGTTGTTGAGAATGAGAATGATTTATTAGATAAGTTTGGAAAGTCATACGGTACAGATAAACATTTTGAAAGTTGGTTAGTTGCATCATCATTTCTAGCATATGGTGGAAGTTTAAGGGTTGTAAGATCTGATGACGATGATTTAAAGAATTCAGTTAATAGTGGTGCAACTGCAATTAAGATTAAGAGTATAGAACATTACGATAATCTTGGATATGATGAGAATACTATTTCTGGTGATGTAGTTGTTATTTCAAAAAATCCAGGATCTTGGGGTAATGGAATTAGAGTAGGTGTTATTGATTCAAAATGCGATCAGGTCATATCAGTTGGTAGTACTTTTGGTTGGGTTGTTGGATATGGTATCACTCAGTCAATGACTGGTAAAGCCAATATTGGTGTAGGAGCTACCACAGAGTTTGATGGATATTTGAAAGGAATTGTATGTAGTATAG